AACAACGTCTCTCGTTGGAACTCTTAAATATCAATATCTATATGAGTTTTCAATTACTCACAAGGTATATGTTGATAGTGAAATGATTAAGATTAATGGAGCAGCTGTACAGCTACGTTCAGATATAGATGCCTTGGCCAGACTAACATCTATAGCAATTTCTGTATCTTAGCATGCTATAATAATAGTTATGGCATTTCCAGGAACTTATAACATTAATTATTACGAGGGTGATACCTACGAGTTTAAGATCTACCCAAAAAATTCTGTTGGGGCAACCTTTGACCTATCTGGCTACTCTGTTCAGTTTTTTATTGCTACTGCACGTGGCTCAGGGGCAACTCAATACGAGTGTCAAGCATCAATCAGCGTTGATAGCGTTGTAACCTGCAAGATTCCTCCAGGAGTTGGAAGACAGCTAACAGCTGGAACTACATATTACTACGATGTTGAGGTTAGAAAGCCTGCAGATGGCACAGTCTACACTTTGCTTACTGGAACGGTATCGGTAACTGCAGATGTTTCTGGAGCAGCATAATGGCAGAAGTCTTACTATCTTCTGACGAGCTAACGGTTCTTGGTGGACCAGCAGAAATTAGCGTAGACGTTGATTTTGGACCGCAGGGTGACCGTGGAAGCCTTATTCTTTATGGTTTGGGTAAGCCAGATGACGTAGTTTTGCCAGAAACACCACAAGTTTATGATTCGTATATTAATCTTTTGACATCTGACGATGAGTATCAGTTTATGTATCAGTTTATTGCTGGACCAAACAGCGGAACCCCAATATGGACAAAGCTATTTAAGCTTACTCCAAATATTTATTCTGAAAATGTTGTAAGAACTTTTGTGGCTGGTCAAATAGATATAAATATTCCAGTAGCAGCAATTGTACCAGGCGATCTTGTTGGAAACTACACAGCTGAAAATTTTAACATTCAAGCAAATGTTCTTGGAACATCTCCAATTTCTCTAGGAGTCTCAGTCTCTGAGATTCAGATTGTTAATGATTTAGTTTCTCTACCAATATCTATTAATGCTATTGAATATTCAGAATCCGAGTGGGTATCGGTAGAAGGTCAAAAAACAGTTCATTTGCTTATTACTGTGGTATAATTTGAACTGGTGATAATTAATGGCTTCTGAAAATATTGGATCTCTCTACCCCACAAAAATGCCAGGGTATGATGATGCAGCAGACATCCAAGCTGCACTCCGACTATATCACTATGGCTCAGACTCATATGAGCCAGACAATACTAACGAATCTCAGATTCCACCTAACTCTATTGCTGGCTATTTAAAGGCACTAGACACAAGGGTAGATGCTGTTGAGGGTACTGGAATTGGATCAGAATATTCGGCTACAGAGCCAACAAGTCCAGCAAATGGATTTATTTGGGTAGATACAGACAGCGTTGTTCCAATAATTGAAAATCCTACTTGGCAACTTATCGACTCTGGAACTCTTTCTGGGTCTTCTCTTTCAGTTACTGGAATTTCTGGAGAAAAGTTCTACGTTGTCTTAAAAGACTGGAGTCACTCAAACACAGGCAGCGAGCTTGGCCTAGTGATTAGATTTAATTCTGATTCAGGACCCAATTATGTAAACACTGGTGGTCTAATATCTGCTTCTGGACTTTCTTCTCCAACATTCCCAAATACGGCAACCCAAGACTTAACTATTGAGGTGGATCTGTCAAATACAGGTGCTTTCTTGAAGCCAGTATCAACTATTGCAGACACTGCTGAAGGACCATATTTTGGATATTACAAGAATACAAATGAAATTACATCAGTTCAGCTAACACTTTCTGGATCAGGTAATTTTGATGGCGGAAACTATCAGATTTGGAGCTATCAGGTATGACAACTATTTCATCTAACTCAAAAGTAGCCTACATTTATGACGAAGCTACTGATACATGGTATCCAACTGCTGGTCTTGCTAGTACTTCTGCAAACTATTCCTGGACTGGAATTCACAACTTTTCTGAAACAGTGTCTTTTGAAGAGTCTATTGTTGCAAAAAGCGGAGTTAATAATTTTCAAAACCCAACCGCTCGTGATGCAGCAATGACTGCACCAGTTGCAAATGGTACTGTTGTTTTTGTTAGGCAGGATAATCTTGGAAACACAATAAATCAAGTTCAATACTATAGTGGTGGATCATGGATTCCAGCTATGCTAACATTTATTGATGAGAAGACTGCTTCCTACACCCTAGCACTACCAGACAATGGAAAGTTAATCAAGGTTAATAGCACATCAGATCTAGAAGTTACCATTCCAGCAGAAGCATCTGTTGCTTTCCCAATTGGCTCTAGGCTTGAAGTAATACGCTATGGAACTGGAGAAGTTAGCATAGCTGCAGCCTCTGGGTCTGGGGTAACAATAAGAAGTAAAAACAATAATAAGAAAATTTCCGTTCAGTATTCTGGAGCAATGCTAACAAAGATTGGCTCTGATGAGTGGCATTTGATTGGTGATCTGAAGGCATAGGTGATGCAATGGTAAATGCATTTGGTTACTATGCATCTGCAAAGGGAATGGTTTTGGTTCCAGATCTTTCTGGCCTTTCCTCTGCTGCAGCAATTGCTTTGCTAGAGTCTAATGGCTTAAACTACTCTCTAGGTTCCGATGTAGATACAAACAACGGTGCCCTAGACAATCTAGTTGCTGAACAAAGTCCAGCTTCAAATACCCTAGTTGACTATGAAACAGTTGTTCAGTTTAGACTTTACAACCTAGTTGTAATTCCACCATTCTTCCCATTCTTCCCATCATTCCCACCATCTGTGGCACTAACGCTGACCTCTCTTGGTGAAACTTCTGTGAGGGTAGAGTGGACAGCCTCTAACTTTACTCAAACATCCTTCAAAGTTAATCGTAATGGAAGTATTATTGGACCAAGCAATAGCACAGAGACATCATTCGTTGATAATGGTTTAGATTGTGGCGTTAATTATGCATATACTCTAACACTCTATAGTGGACCAGATGGGACTGGAAGTGAAGTTTCAGACATAGAAAGCGTAACTACTGATGCCTGTACAAACCTATATACAGTAAACTATGAATGCAATGGTGGTACTGGATGTCCAAGCGATACCACTCATAATGGAAGCTTTACTATAACTGGATCAGCACCAACGCTATCTGGTTTTGTATTTAATGGATATCATGTTTACTGTAATTCCAGCTTTATTGGAAACTATCAACCAGGTGCAACAGTTTCTTGTGCAGGAAACCTAGAAATCCAGGCACAGTGGTCATCAGCACCACCATTCTTCCCATTCTTCCCATTCTTCCCAACATTCCAACCAACAATATATGGAACAGGATGCTGTGCTGATGGGGCGACTGTTACTGATACAAGCACATCAGAGCAGGTACTGCTTGACTCCCTAGAAACTAAGTGTCTTAACAGGGGATCTATTCTAGTCAATTCAGCAACTAGCCTTGTTACCTACCCAACACTTAATTGCTAGTAATAAGTATTTTGTAGTTACGGCTAAGATGATATAATTTAGCAATGAGTGATAAAAAAAGTGCGTGGGAGCTCTGGAAAGAAAGCCTTGGAGAGACACGTCCATGGGATATGCTAAATCCAGCTATACAGCAGGTAGATGCCAGTGTTGCAGAACATAGATTTTCTATATGCAAGTCTTGTCCAGAGCTAATTAAGCCAACAAATCAGTGCAAAAAGTGTGGGTGCATCATGAATCTAAAAACTAAGCTTCCACATGCAGAATGTCCTATTGGTCTTTGGGGTAAGCATCAAAATTAAAAGTCTAGTTAATGCTTGACTTTGCCAGATATTCGGTAGACCAAGCAGACCAGTTCTTACCACCATTTGACATTTGATATGCAACCTGAGCACTAATGAGTGGATTGTATAAATCTTCATTAGACTTTAGCCCATACTTTTTTCTACGATCAGGTCCCATTGAACCAGTCATATTAATCTGAAATAGTCCATAGCAATTGCTAGACTTGTTTAGTGCCATTGGTCTATTAGTAGATTCATAGAAGACAATGGCTTTTGCCATCTTTAGGCCATTACCAGAAAAACCAGCCTGTCTAAGTATTGAGTCAAGCTCATCATCAGACAGCTGGGTCTTCCTGTCGTAATTAGCCTCTACAAGCTCATATGAGCCACGATCAAAGCTAATGGCATAATTAGGCACAAAAAGTGTCTGAGTCGCTGAGAAATGATCCTCATCGCTTTGAGACACATTTGCGGTAGTTAGACTTGTAATCAAGCCCACTGTTGCTGTTATTGCGTATAGTCTCATTAGTTTTCGATAACCCTGACAAAAGAGATTTCACTGTTCTTGAATGCTGGTGAGTCAAGAGAAATCTTTTCTGTCTTTGTTCCTTTTCTAAATCCAGCGTGAATAATTTTATTGTTTCCCACATAGATTCCTACATGGTAGTACTTTTCTGAGTTGAGGTGGCTAAAGGCAACAATGTCGCCTAGCTTTGGGGTCTCTACATGGTATCCTGCGTACTTACCCTGCTTAGATGCAGAATGCTCAATCTCAATGCCAAGACCTTCATAAAACCATCTCGTCATTCCAGAGCAGTCCCATCCTCTAGGGCTAGACCCACTAAAAACATACCAGGTCTTACCGACATGTTTTTGAAGTTCGGCAACCCTGTCTTTCAATGCTTGCTCATTTACAAGCTTTGCTCTGTTAGCCTCAGCCGCTTCAATTTTTAATCTTAGTGCTTCTGCAGCTTGCTGCTCTAGCATTGTTTGCTCTTTGTGTCTCTCAACAATTTGAGACATTTGGTTTACCTTGTAAACTGGCTTATATTCAATTATACTTGATGATTTATGGTCATCAGCCACGGTAGCTGCAGAACAGCCAAGTAATACTACTACCGCTCCTAGTATTGCAACCTTTTTCAAATTGCACCTCCTAAAGCAAAAAGACCTTGTTTAAGGGTCTTGTCCTAAAATTATACCACTTTTTAGTCATTTTGTCATGCTATAATTAAATTTATGGCTACTGGCGAATCTCAAACATATGAACTACCATACCCAGAATCTGACGACCCAGTCAACGTTCATGGGGATATCAGGCAACTAGTTGAAAAGCTAGAGGCAGTATTGCCACTTGCATCATATTCGCAAATTAGGGTGTCAAATGATAGTGGACAGGCCATCACCGCAGGTGATCCAGTCTATGTCACTGGTTATGAAACTGCAACAACGGTTGCTAAGGCAACCTCTTCAACAACACAGCCAATTTTGGGTCTAGCTAAAGCAAACATTGCTAATGGTGCAAATGGTATTGTTGTTGTTTCTGGAATTCTAGAAAATGTTAATACTTCTGGATTTACTGCTGGAGACATTCTATATGCAGGAACCTCTGGCGGTTTGACAACTCAGCAAGATGTTGGTGGTGCAGTAGGAATCGTTGCTTATGCAGCTTCTGAAGGACTTATTATTGTTGAGGCAAAGGGAAATGGAACTTGGGGGGCACTTAAAGCTGGCTTGGCTTAGTGTATAATAAACTTATGGCTACTACTAGAGGATCTGCTTCGTCTTATGACGTTGGAAACAAACCACCGATTGTTAACTGGACAGTCGTTCGTGGTGATACCGCTTCGTTCAGGGTATATGTAACTGATGATGCTAAGCAACCACTTAACATTCCAGACTGGGATATCTCTATGAAGATTAAGCGACCAAACTCTGTTGCAAACCTTGGAGTCATTACAGATGATGCAACGTTGGTTATGACCCTTACCCCTGAGGCTGACCTTGATGATGCTCCAGGAGAGTTTACCGTATCTTTAACAGCATCTGAGTCACACGATCTAGAAACTGGAGACATCTTTGATATTCAGTTATCAACAGACAATGATTTAATTGTTTGGACGGTAGCTCAGGGCAAGATGATTATCCTTGAGGATGTAACTGACTAATGGCTAAAGCAGTCATTATAGACGAGCAGAAGGTTAGAACCAGAAAGCTGTCTGCAAAAACTTTCCCAATATTCAATATTGTTCGTCCAAAAAGAACGGTACT